AGATATATACTTTTTATACACATGTGTCAAACTGTATTGATTTATAATATGTGCTAATTCCTGTGCATTGTGTTCCTCTATTTCTTCTTGGGTCAAGGACACCATGTGTTCCTGTTCTATTGGAATATTTTTTTGTCCCAAAAAATTGATTTATAGCGGTATCATTGTATTTGGAGCAACACAAGTTACTCAATGGTCAGATGGAACTGAGATTTCAAAAGCTATGAGAGACAACCTCAAGAAGAATATCTTGTCTGGTGGCATTGATCTAGGTACTGGTAATATCGCTGCTGCAGTTGTGGTAGGGGATTCAAATGCTCTCGATAATATTCCGCAAGAATATCTTGATCAGGCTTTTGAACAATTGACAAGAACCTTGAAGAGTAACTCAACTGTTCATCAAGGAATTTATAAAGGCAACAAGGCAGGCTTGAGTATCTTTACTGCAATTGGTGGTTTGGGTAATCCAACTGCCAAGCTACAAGAACTTAAGAAGCTTTCTACTTAGCCCCTTTGAGGATGTCAAATAAAGCTTTGGCATCCTTTTCACTTGTGTTTGGTGGTAAAGAAGATTTAAAACTCTTATAATCCCCAGCTTTAGCGAGAGCCCTTACTTTAGAGCCCTTTACTGTTGATACATCGCTTGGGTCAATATCACCTTTCATTGCTCTTTCTCCACCTAGAGCAATAACACCAATCTTTGTACCATCTCTCATTGGTGTCTTGAATGTCTCTTCGTTATCAGCCTTACGATCGCTACCACTTACAATGCTAACGATTGGATACTTTAAAACATTGTGAAGGTATCCTGCAGCATGTTGAGGTGTTGTAATTCTATCATTTTCAACAACATTAATATCTTCGTAGGTTGGGTTGTTTTTAAATGCTGACAATCTTGCTTTGTATGGTACTGGGTTCTTATCTCCTTTTTCACTTGGAGATAAGAATACGTAAAAGTCTGCATTGTTTTTATCTGCGTATTCTTTAGCGAGTTTAATTAAGTAATCGTGACCAGCAGTTGGTGGGTGCATTCTTCCAAAGATAAAATAAGCAGCGTCTTTTTTTTGTCTGCTAATAAGATCGTTATGGCTAACAACTGCCTCGACTATATCGCTAAATTTTTTCATTATTCGTCTCTTGTTTCAGCTGTATCAGTTTCGTTTGGAATCTCTAACAAACCTGCATCATCAATAATCTTCTTTAATACATCTAGTACTTCTTCTGCATTTTTTGCAGTAACTTTCTTGGTTAATAAATTTGTTTGAAAGCCACTTAAGTCAACAGTATTTGGGTCAAGCCAGAAAGCTTTCTTAATAAGATTGATAAGATAGATAACACCTTCTGGGGTTGGTGTCTTATCCTCTTCTGTTTCTGTTTCATCATCTATTGGAGTTGTGGCATCAGGCGGCATTGGCATTTCACCAGTAGCAACTGTTTGAGGTCCTTCTGGAGCATCTCCAATTTGTGGAGACGATGGAATTGCAACTCCACCACCACCGCCTTGCTCGTTAATCTGCAAGAGGTATTTTACAACGGTAGCATCAAATGATGAAATATTAGGCTTGGGCATAACTTACTCTAGGTCTATTTGGATTATTTAATGTTTCTACATTATCGCTTACAACTGTCTTGGCAAGATTTGTTTCTTTATCTTCTTCTGGCTTTAAAGAGCTAACATTGCCAGTCTTTTTAAATCTTTCCATACCTTTAATCTTAGCAACTATTTCTTGCTCAGGTTGTGTTAAAGGCTTACCAACAGCTAGCTTGTTGATAGTTGTTCTAATGTCACCTTCGTTGTCTTGAAGCTGAAGTCTAGCGATTGATCTTGGAGTACCGGCTCTAATTTTGGTCTTATCTAAAGGTTGTTCCATGTCACCAGTATCCATTGTACCAGGCATTGGTCTAATTGGGCTAGCGTTAGGATTGATTGCGTTATTTCCAGACTGACCGAATGTACCAGTGGAAGCATACTCAAGAAGACCGTAGTATTTATTTAGAGTTTCCTCAAACTTACTCATACTATTATTTATACAAACCATGCTTTACTTTCAGATCGTTAAAGTATTCTTCTGAAAGAAACGTAAGTTTATACTTCTTTGCAAAGGCTTTTATGCTTCTAAATGAAAAATCTTTCTTATTCTTTTTATCTATCTGGATTTTAAGCTTTTCTTTTAATTCTTGCATCTCTCCTGATGTAAACTTATCGTCAATACATTCAAACGGGAGTTTATCACAGTAAAACACTAAAGGCAATGTTTTATTGAGCTTATTAATTAGCTGCTCAATTTCTTGATCGATTGTAAATTTTTGCGGGTTAAAGTAAAATATATAAGAAAAGTATGTTTTTTCCTTATTATAGATATCGCAAATTGTTTTTATAAAGTTATGATAAAAGAATTGCTTATGATAATCTTTAGCTATATCAAATAATTCATTATAATATTCTACTACTTCATCAATAGTTTTAGGTATTACTTCTGTTTTTATAAGATAATTTAAATCTATTAGGGAAATAGTGTTTAGATTAAGACGCTTTATATATTTCTTCTTCTCCACAACGAGATTGTAACGCGTATTTTTTCTTATTCAACTGGTTTCTTTAAAAACTTCTTTAGCCTAATATTTATAATTCCGTTGTAACAATTTGGATCGAATAATACTCTACTCTCCATTTGCAGGCGAGCCTCTTCATAAGCACAGTCCCATTTAGATTTAGCCATATAAAGAATTTCTCTCTTAAAGTTTTCTTTACCAAATTTCTCAATATCTTTTAAAAGCTCTTCAGAAGACCCCCAATATTGCTTCCAATCAGAAGACTGCTTTTCATGTCGCTTATTCTTCTTGCCTTTGAGGGGTGGTCTCTTTAGAATCTTCCAGAAAAATTTTTTACCAATGTAGTACTTTCCAGTTGGTATGTGTGTTATTCTATAAACAAACCCCACATACTCGTCTAAGTTAACGTTTTCTGGTAGAACCCATTCCATATTTTTTCTTTTTCTTATTTAATGGTTTAGGTCTTTTATTCAATCTGGTAGAGCCTTTTGGAAAAGGCTGCCGCGCATCATTGCTAGCATACCAGTCGGTTGTTTGAATGGCATTGCCGTAACTACCCATGCCGCCTGGAGCATATGCATTACCGAAGGATGAATTAACCCCTCCAGCAAGGTTCATTTCAGAAAAGAATCTTTTTTCGTATGAAAGCATATAACTATTTATTGCATTTTAATTTTTATTGCATATAATTCCTTTATGAGTATAGTTGCAGATGAGACAGTATTGGAGAGGTACGGTAAAGAACTTAACGATTTCTGTACGATAAATGAATTCACTGTCAAAGAAAAACAGCTACAGCTTCCAGCATTTAAACATTTGTTTGTTGGTCGTTTAATAAGACACAAAATTTATGCTAGTAAGCTGAAGTCTCAAAAAGAAAAACTCAGATCAGAGTTAGCTGCTGCAGCTGCAAAGGCTGCTCCTGTTGTTTTAGACTTTTCAAAAGTAGAAAAAGCTATGGAGAGTAATGAAAAGATTGTGGAAATAAACAATCAAATATACTATAATACACTCATTATAGAGTATCTCGAAAAAGTAGAAAAAGTTCTTTCTTCCATAACGTATGATATAAAGAACATCGTCGAGATAATGAAACTTGAAACTACATGACGGTCATAACCATTGATGTTGATAACAGACGGAATACTGCTCAATTAGCCGGAGACTTCAAAGCAGTACGCGAACACTTCTCTGTAAAGAACAAGGCTGCTGTCTTTGCTCGAAAGAGAGGTTTCTTCGCTCCTGAGCGAACATATGTTATTACACCAACTGGTAGAATTGAACCTCATTTTCATACTGTATTACAAAAGTTTGCTAACCAATGCAGCGAACCATACGAAATTAAATTAACCGAGAGCTTTAAAAAGCTTTTCTCACCCAAACTAAAATTAGACTACCTTGATAAGAAGTTACGACTTGATTTGCGTGACTATCAAACTGAGGTAGTTCAAACTGCTCTAAAGGCTGGCTTTGGAATAATCGAGTTAGCTACTGCTGGCGGTAAGACTCTTATTATGTCTTCTTTACTTGAAAACATTTACCATCAGAACCCTAATTTTAAATGTTTACTAATTGTACCTGATCTCGGTCTTGTTAATCAATCATTTAATGACTTTAAAGACTATAATGTTAGCTATACTTATAGTACTTGGACAGGTAGCTCAGCATTAGATTTAAGTACTAATGTAATTATTGCTAATATGGGTATCTTGCAATCTGAGATATCTGATACTGAATGGACAGAGAATGTAGATCTTCTCATTGTTGATGAGGTTCATAAGGTTCGTAGAGGTAACAAAATAAACGAGCTTCTCAAAAAGATTTACACCATTCATAAGTTCGGCTTTACTGGTACATTGCCAGAAGAAGTATTAGATCAATGGAATATTTTTAGTAAGTTTGGTTCTGTTATCTACTCTAAGATGTCCCATGAGCTAAAGGCTGAGAGTTATGTTACTCCTGCTAAGGTTACTGCTCTTGTATTAGACTATAAAAATTATCCTGAGTTTATTAGGACTAAAGACAGTACACCCGCAGACGAATATATTCATGAGTTAAGGTTTCTTATTACCAATCAATTTCGCAATGGAGTAATTAAACACTTGTGTGATAAGTTTGATAACAACTCACTTGTTCTGGTTGACTTAATTGATCACGGTCAAGAAATTTATAATACTTTAACTAAAGACCCTACTAAAGAGGTTTATTTCATTAGAGGAGAAGTAGAAGTAGAAGAGCGTAAGAGAGTTCAGACTTTAATGGAAAAGCAAACTAATATCTGTGTCGTCGCTATCTCTAAAATATTCTCCACTGGTATTAATATTAAAAATCTTCACTATTTAATCTTTGCTGGTGGTGGAAAAGCGAAGGTAAAGATAGTACAATCTATAGGGCGTGGATTACGTTTACATGAAGACAAAAAAGAGCTTATCATTTTCGATATTGCTGACAACCTAAAGTATGGTATGCAGCATTATCAAAAGAGAAAGCAATTATATAAACAAGAAAAAATTCCACATACCTTTATTAACTGCCATGAAAAGTAATTTACCAAAAATTAAGAAACCAGAAACCTTTGTGATGGATCCATCTGCAAAGCCTCCTAAGGAACAATTTTATGTTGACCCTAAAGAGTTTTATAGACAGATAAAAGATTTTTACAAGACTGGAGAAATTAATGACTACTTAGCCGAATCAGTTTATAAAATCGCCAAAGGTCTTTCTTATGCTCCTAACTTTATTAACTACTCCTACCGAGATGATATGGTCGGTGATGCTGTCGTAAAAATGTATACAGCCCTAAAGAATAAGAAGTTTAATGTTAAGACTAAGGATAAAAACGGCTACAATTATAACCCATTTAGTTACTTTACAACCATTGCATTTCACGCATTTATCACTAGAATTAAGAAAGAAAAGAAAGAGAAAGACACTATAGCTTTGTATCAAGAGTCTCAATTCAGAGAAGCTATGCAATCATTACCGAATGGGGATTGTGTCTATATCGATCCTGACAAGGAAGATAATTATAACGAATATTAATATGACTTTAAAAAATTCTAGAGTATGCTGTTTTAGTGACCTGCATTTAGGAGTACATCAAAATTCTTCTCAATGGCATGATATTGCTATTGAGTTTGGCAAGTGGTTAAAGAAGAATCTCAAAGAGCAGGATATCAAAGACATTATTTTCTGTGGAGATCTCTTGCATTATAGAGATGAAATCGCAGTTAACACTATTCAGGCTACTTCAGAATTTTTAAATCTTCTCAAAGAGTTCAACATAATCATGATACCCGGTAATCATGATTGTTACTTTAAGAATAACTCTTCTGTACATTCTTTGTCCATTTTAAAAGGACACAAGAATATTACTGTGCTAGACAAGCCAACTACGGAGATCTTTTTTGGTAAGAAGCTAACTTTTGCGCCTTGGGGCACTGATATAACCGAAATACCTGTTAGTGACATTATCTTTGGCCACTTTGAGATTGTTTCTTTTAAGCTCAATGAAACTAAGACTTGTGAACACGGCATGACAAGTGAAAACTTATTAACAAGATCTCCTTTGGTTATTTCCGGTCACTTTCATACTCGTCAAGAAAGAGAGTATAGTAACGGTAAAATCATTTATCTTGGCTCTCCTTATCATATGGACTTTGGTGATATTGGTCAGCGTGGCTTTACAATTCTCAATATTGACAATAACAAAATGGATTTTATCGTTAACAATGTATCTCCTTCTCATATTAAAGTTAACTTGTCTGATGTAAAGAGTGATAATATTGAGCTCAATAAAAAGCTTATTCAAAACAACTTCATTAAGGTTATTGTTGATATTAATTATAAACCAGAAGAAGTAGAAGAACTAATTAAGTCTGTAAACTCTGTTAAACCAAGTAGTCTGACTGTTGACTATAAGTACAACACAGCTGTCCAAAAGGTAGTAAGCGATGTAGACTTTGCAAGCGTAGATGTGGCTGATGCCATAAAAGAGTTCATTAATAAGCTGGAAGTCGAGAATAAAAAGGATATAATTGATTATACTCTGGAATTATATCAGAAAAGTAAATGAAACACGTCAACTTTAAAAACCTCACCATCAAGAACTTTTTATCTGTTGGTGAGAAGCCTGTCGAGCTTACTTTTAAGCCAGGTCTCAATATTATAACAGGTACTAATAAAGATAAAGAAGATCGTCGAAACGGTGTTGGTAAGTCTACTGTTGCTGACGCTCTTTACTTTGCTATCTTCGGTAATACCTTGCGAGAGATTAATGCAAAGTATATTAAGAACAACCTCACAGATGGTAAAGTAAAAGTAACTCTTGAATTTGAAATTGTCTCTAACAACGTTGTTTCAGAAATTTACGTTGAGCGTACTCTTAACCCCGCCAAGGTCTTTTTAAAGATTAATAATGAAGATAAGACTCGTGATAGTATCGCTAATACCAATACCTACATTGAGAGTCTACTTTCTACTAATGCTGATATCTTTCAGAACTGTGTTACCTTAACTATCAATAATACAATTCCTTTCATGGGTAAAAAGAAAGGTGATAAGCGTAAGTTTATTGAGAGCATCTTTAACCTTGAGGTCTTCTCAAGAATGTCTGATAGACTCAAGGCTGATATTAACGAAGTTAAGAACTCTTACAACACAGAGTTTACCCGTTTATCTACTCTTCAGGCTAATTATAACAATCTTAATAATCAGAGCGAAAGCTTTGAAGAAGATCGTCGCAATCGTCTTGAAAAGTATCTTAAGAGAAAGAAAGACAACAATGCTGAATTGGCTGTCATTGAAGACTACTTGAGAGAGTTTAAGGATGTTACAATTGCCCCTATTAAAGAAAAGATTGTAACTGCTAATGATAATCTGAAGAAAGCTGATGCTAAGATTAATGAGTTCTATACTAAAATCTCCCAAAAAGAGACTGAAATAAATCATCTTAATAACAGACACAAGACTATTGGTACTAAAGAGGACAAGTGCCCAGTTTGTGCGAGATCTATTCTCGACCATGATCGAAGCCATATTGACTCTGAAAAGCTCCGTATCAGAAATGAAATCGAGCAAACAAAGACAGATAAGTCTAATTTAGAGAAAGAGCTTACTCAGTTTGATGCTGTGAAAGCTTTTATCTGCAAACAAATTAGTGATTTGAATAAGAAGCTCAAAGAGGCTGAACTTGAGCAGGTTAAGTATAAGAACAATCTTGAACGCAAAGAACAGCTCAAAGGCTGGCTCAACACTCTTGATGATGACATTACTATTGTCTCCAGGCAGGAGAACACTTATAATAAGCTTGTTCTGGACTCTAAGGCTAATATTACAGAGAGCGAAACTAAGATTGATACTATAAAGAACTTGTCTAAGGTTCTTGACAATGTTAAGTTTGTTGTTTCTGAAGAAGGTGTTAAGTCTTATATCATTAAGAAGATCCTGCAACTGTTTAACAATAAGATTGCTTATTACTTGAGCAAGTTGGACTCTAACTGTATTCTTACCTTTGATGAATACTTCGAAGAGAAGATTATCAACGATAAAGGTATTGAATGTAGTTATAACAATTTCTCTGGAGCTGAGAAAAAGACTATTGACTTGGCTTGTTTGTTTGCGTTTATGGACATTAGACGTTTGCAAGGGGATGTTGCCTATAATGTTTGCTTGTTCGATGAACTGCTAGACTCCTCGTTTGATGAGAAAGGTGTAGAGTTGGTGCTGGATGTACTAAAAGACCGCTCTGATGTGTATAGCGAGTGTTGCTATATTATTTCTCACCGCAAAGAATCTATCAAGGCTGCTACTGGAGAGATTATTTATCTCGAGAAGTATAATGGTCTAACTCAACGTATGGAATTCACTGGCTTGTGACGGTAAATAAAACAAATGATACGTCCTGGTTTTAACGTTCTTGGTCGACCCACTCTTGGTACTCCTGTTTTTAATAATGGTTTAGTTGATGTTGATAACAAACCACCTAGGAAAGATCTTGTACAAGCAGAAACCCAGCTGCCAAAGAGTGTAAACTTTTTGGCAGATCATTCTGGATGTGGTTTCTGGAGATTATTCTGGCCAGCAGATCAGCTTAATTCCCGGATAGAGTCAGTTATTATGAACTCATGCCAGATGATTCATGATGAACTCTTCTTTAGTACTCTTAAAACTGTTCGTATTCAACGCCAGGCTACTGAGAACCAATACAGATATGTAACTTATCTTGAGAGGATGAGAGATAAGTTTGGTTTCAATCTCGCATATGAGATTGATGATATCATGTATTACAAGGACATTCCTGAGTACAACAAATTCAAGCCTGGCTTTAGTGATCCTAAGATTGCTGAGTTCTGCACAAAGATTATGCAGACTTGTGATGAGATTACTACCACTAACAAGTACATTGGAGATTACTATGCAGATATGACTGGTAACAAAAACGTTACTGTTATTCCAAATTATCCTCCTCGTTGGTGGATTGGTAATCACTATGATGAGAAGAAGATTAGCCAGAACTTTGATAAGAATCGCAAGAAGCCTCGTATTTTGTATGCTGGCTCTGGAGCTCATATTGATGTTGAAGGTCGTTGTAAATTCAAAGACGACTTCTATCATATTAACGAAGTTGTACGCAAGACTGTAAATGAATTTCAATGGGTATTCTTCGGTGCATTGCCAATTCCACTAGTTGATCTTTACAAGGCTGGAAAGATCGAATTCCATAAC